CGCTGGGTGCAGTAAGGTTAGAATTGTTAAGTAGCGTTATTTTGTGATTAGAGACCTTTTCTACGCTCTTGTTAGAGTAGATTACGTCTACTAGTGTATAAATGTCTGTAGGGAGCTCAAAAGTGCTTCCAGCGTCTAATGTAAGGTTTGCTGTCTTAACGAAAGCTTCTAAGTCTTCTGTAACATGCTTTGCTATGTCGGCTAAACCGCTGTTGGACCTTCTGGCATTTCTCTTGGTAAGCCAATCGTTCACCTTCTGATACAAATCCTCGAATACCTCCAACTGAGATAGCCTTGCAAATGCATTAAACTCAGAAGGAGTAAGGTATCCATTGTTGTCCTTATTAAGGATAAACATAACGGTATTTCTCACTTCATTAATCATGTCACGCAAAGATAACAAAAAAAAGCCACCTCGATTTGAGATGGCCTTTACGTATAGGTATGTAAGTATTAGTCAAGCTCTCTACACAATTTGTTGTAGATAGGCTCTCCTTCTTCTGTTTCAAAGTATTCCTTAACGGCCTCTAATCCTTCTTCGCCTTCTGGCACAGTTAGCATACGCTTTTTGTTATTAGGCAAGTTAAAGTAAACATCTTTTCCTTTGTTTCTGAATTGAATAACGTTCATATCAAAAAACTTAGCAATGTTGTTTTTCATCTTCACGTCTGGATCACCAGCCATAGTCAAGAACTCGTATGGGCTATTACGGGCATATACCATAATGTCTCTACGAACTTCTTTAGATGTCATGTTCTCAACACGATTACCAATGCGCTCTCGAAGTATCTCTTCACACTTGTCAATGCTCATCTCACGAGCAGCAACCAATGCATCAACCTCATAGTTCATGTCCTCAATGTCTTTTTCAGCGTCACGCTCAGCAATAAACTCTTCAAATAAGATTCCGTTTTTTGGATGAAATTGTAAGAATTTTTGCAATACAACGTCAGTCTTGCCAACCTTTAATATGCCATTTTCAAACATAATTGGCTCAACAATTGCGTTATCATCTTGCTCGTCTTCAAATGGTGATTTTTGGTTTCTAGCATAACGTAATGCTCTGTTAATTCCTTTTTCCTCGTCAAACCAAAGTAGAGGAGAACGTCTAGTGTTTCTAGACTGTAATACGAAGGTCAAAGGCTCTTGCCCTCCCTTCAATAGATAAATTTTTTCTGTTAGATTTACTTTCATTTTATTAGATTTATTAAAATAAGGGGGCAGTTTCCCACCCCCTAGGTTAAGTTATACTTTCTTCTTAGTCTTTGAAGATAAAGAAGTTGTTTGCTCCCATTGTGCAAAGTGCACGCTCAGACAAGAAGTGAACTTCCATAGCGTCTAAGTCGCTGTTCATTGCTCCACCAGCAGAACCAGTCATCCAAGTCTTGTAGCGACGGTCTTCAGTTTCAGAAGCACGGTAGCGTACGTGTAAGAATGGACGAGTAGCGTTCTTACCAAGAACTTGATCGTAAACAGTCATAGAACCAGCAGGAACTAAAACGCCATTTACTTTGTCAGCATCTAAACCACCACGTAAAGTAGCATCGTTTAAGTACTTCCAATCAGTCTTGTAAAACTCATATCCACGCTTAAATCCAGAGAAACCTAAGTTTAACGCCATTTGCTCGTCATTGTCGAACAAACCGTAACTAGTTCCGCCTGTACCGTAGCTGTTTTGTTGAGCCAACATATCGTCGATATCAAAACCAAACTGACGATTCAAGAAGATTACGTTCTCTTGAATAGAACCTTGCTTGTCTAAACGCTGAATAACTGAATCGAAATCAGACAATCTATCTGGGTTACCACCAGACCAAACGTTACCACGATTTTCGATAGTGTAAAGCATACCTTCAGAACCAGCAGAGCCACTGTCAGACAATGCAGCTAAAGCGCCAGAACCAGACTCAGCAGGAACAGCCTCAATCATAGACATTTCTAAGTAGTCCTCGAAACGTAAACGAGTCTCATGCTCAGATTTGATGTACCACAAGTAACCAGTTGCACCGTTTTCGGTAGTTACTTCTACCCATCCGATTTGAGCCATATCAGAACCACTTACAGCGTACTTATCTTTGATGATAATTGGCTTATTCTCGAAGAAATCAGACTCAGCTTCCAAAGAACCTTGCATGCCGTTTGTTCCTTTGCGGAACTCAGAACCATAAACGAAAGTTACAACATCAGTACGTCCACTAGTAATACCAGTAGTACCATAGTATGCAACAACAAATTCGTCAGCTGCAAGAGCAACGCTGTTGTAGGTATCACCAGCAACACCAATTACAATAGCTTTTAAAGTTGCAGTATCAAGTTTAGAAGACAAGATAATTGTTTGCCCTTTACGGAAAATACAAGTACCAGACGCAATACTAAACTTTTGCTGACCAGTTTGAATAGCTCCGATAGCATCGTCAGCTGTAACGCCAGTATATTGTGTGTGTAAACGTCCTTGTTCAGACCATTTGATAAGGTCAGAGTTAGATGGTAATTCAGCACTTACTGCACGTAAAAACGATGCAACGCTGCGGTTACCATAACGTTCAAATTCCTTCTCGTAAGTATCGGGAAGGTATTGATCTAAGAAGTTAAAGTCAGTAATGTAGTTACTAACTAATGTTTGTTTTTTTGACGACGGGGTTAAATTAAAACCCGGGGTCGAATCTACAGTTCCAGCCATTTTTGTGTTTTTTTAGTTTTTATTTTTTGTTACTTTTTATTTTTAATCTATTGCCAGGCTGACTATCCAAAGCTGTTACTGTAAATCCTTTTGCTCTTCCCATTTCTGGTGCTACCTTTGCACTCATGTCAATATTCTTTGACTCTCTGGCAACACTATCTATGGCTTCGGCTCTACCCTTCTCGTAGAAGAATTTCGCCATTGCATCTGGATTCATCGCTACAGCCATCGCCCTATGATAAGCAGCGGCATCCTTTATGTATCCATTCTCATCAACAAATTTGTTAAAGAACGGACTCATATCAGTTTGCTTTTCCAATAACGTCTTAGCTTCTGCTGGTTTATAAGTCATCTTCTCGTCTCCAATTTGAAAATCAAAACCTTTGAAATTGTCGTTGAACAACTCTGATGTCTTACTCCTGTAGAACTCTGAACGCTTGGACTGCTCTTGTTCTAGTTCACTGGCCTTTTGGGCTTGACTTTTAAAAGCATTATACAATTCTTTCTCCTCGTCTGGAACGTTAGAACCTCTTGACTCAAGAGGAACCATGTATTGCTCCTTCTGCTTGTTGAAGAACTCTTTTGCTTTTGCAAGTTCTTTTTTGAATGCTAGTTTCTTCTGCCTAACTTCCTTTTCGTCGTCATAAGACTCGTCGTAAGAAAACTTTTCAGAAATTTCAAATTCTATGTCCTCGTCATCCAAAAATTCGGAATTAGATTTATAGTATTCAAATACTAGCTTATTTGGGTCTTCCTTATCAAAGTCTCTATTAATCTTAATAAAGTCCTCGAAACCTCGACCCGTTTCTTGTTTGTACTTTAAATAAGCTGATACATCTTCCGGTAATTCTGTCTGGGACTCCCTAGTCTCGAACAACTGGTCAACGGTATCAATTTGTTTATCGTACCTATTTTTAATAAATGACAGAACGTCTTCTTCACTCAGCTCAGGTGTTTGTGCAACCTCTTGCTCAACTACTTGCGCCTCGCTTTCTTGGACACTCTCAGTTTGCGCTTCGTTTTCTTGCTCTGCGCTTACTTTTTCTTGGTGTTCATTAAGAAGTTGCTCTTCAATCTCTTGAACGCTTTTCTCTTCTTCTACACCTACTTCTCTTACTTTAAATTCACTCATAATTTTATTTTATTATATTTTCATCGCAAATATACGATAAATATTTATCTAGGTTCAAATTCAGCTAAGTCAAATCCATCTAGACTATCCTCGTTAGACTCAAAGTTTACCGGAGGTAAGTCTTTCTTTCTCTGATCTATAAGCTTAGACTGCTGTGTTCCTTGCATCTTTATGCGGTCGTCTTTGGCTTTTTCTTTCTCCTCCTCTATCTTTTTCTGTGTCTCTCCGCTAACATTCGCAAGTGCCATTTGATATTGGAACTCCTTGTCCATCAATGCCAACTTCAACTCTGCCTCTTGTTGCATCTTAATGGTGTCATACTCAGACTCAGCTCTCTTAATCTGCATCTTAGCTTGAGCTTCCATTTCTATCATCTGCATCTTAGACTGAGCAGCAGCTTGAGAAGATTGGATATTGGCTTGTGTTTGCGCCTCTATCTTCTGCATTTCCATTTCTTGGTCTTGTTTCTGCTTGGCCTTACGCTTAACCTTAAGTAGCTCGTTAGCTAACTTTACGTTCTTTAACTCTCTAATATCAATAGCGTCCTCAAGTGTGATTTGGTCACGACTCAATGCCATCTGTATATTCGCTTCCATCTGTGCCTTCTCCTCTTCGTCTGGAGCTACCTCAATGTGTATTCCAAAATCATGCAAGTGCAAATCAGATATTTCGTTTAGTATTTCAGTGCTATGTGCCCCTATTTGATGAATTAACTGCTCTCTTGTTTCGGAATACTCCAACACGTCAGATACACGCAAAGAAATAGACTCTGCTAATCTTTTAGTGATAAATAACCCACCCTCTAGTACATGTCTAGTCGCTGTGTTAGAATTTAAAGCAGCCAACTTCTGTACACCAACTAATGCGTTTGGATCTGGAGTAGAGCCATCTCTAGCCTCATTAAGACCCGTCACGTCACGAATCATGTTCAAGTAGTGGTTATATGAATTAACCAAACTAGAAATCTTTGCTTGGCCAGCACTGCTATTTAATTCTTGAATAGGAATCCTAGCATTGTTAAACTCACCATCTTGTGTGAAGCTACGTCCAATTACAGAACCCGTTTGGAAATACATCTTTAAAGCCTCTTCTGGGCTGTAGCTAGAGCCATTACCCAAGTCAACCTCATTAAGCCCGTCAGCATCAATATAGACACCATCTGGAACCATACGAGCGATTACTTGCTGTAGCTTTAAGTGCGTAAGCTGAATTAAGTCCGCAAAGCCCACCATACGACGAACTAATGACTCAATTACACCACGGTACATTCTTGGAGCTACACAAACATATTCTGGTAGTGCAACATGAGAAGCTGACTTTGGACGAATCATGTTTTTCATCATGCCCCACTCCAATAAGTTTTCAGTACCTAGAACCATCACGCCCTTGTACCAAACCTCTACAGTCTTCTCTATTCTCTCATATCTTGCTTCCTCTTCTTCTGGCGGATTAAAGCTCTCGTCCTTACGGATAACTCTTTCGCCACCATTCTCCAAGTATTTTTTCTTGTAAACAAACTTCTTGTCAGTCTTATAGTTAAAGTATAGAAGATTAACAATCTCCTTTTCAAAGACACTATCGTTATATGGACGCATAACACCGTAATCCTGATACCAACTATAAGCATAGTTTGAAAGCTCTTCGATATCTTCTGGCGTAAGCCACGGATACATCCTTTTAACTTCAGATATATGTACTCTTTTAATTTCTCCAAAATAGAAACAATCATCAAATGTTGGACTATCTGTATAAGAATAAACAACGCTTGCTGGATCAACATACTCAACTCTTATGCCACCACTAGGATTGAACGTATGTTTCGCCATTCCAACTCCCAATACAGTAAGGTCATAGTCTATTCTCTTCTTAATGTCCTCGTAAGAGTTATTGTTTAATATAGTTCTAATTGCTTGCTCTTCAGCCACTTCAATACCAGGCTTGTAGTTAATCTGCATAAACAGATTCAACTCATCATTATTCTCTGGTAATTCGTCTGGATTTACGTTAAATGCATCAACGCCAAAGTCATCTTTTACTTGTTTAAGAAGGTCTTTAGCCAACATGTCAGCCTCGACCATGCGCCTATAATCTTGTCTCTTTTTCGACGACAACCTATCTTGTGCCTGGGCCTTAACATCATATAGACGATTAGACATTCCATTGACAACAATATCAACAAACTTTGGTATGATGGGAACAGGGTCCCAATTAAGGTTGAGATATGAGAGGTCTCCATCGACTGCAAGCTCATTCTTATATTTAGCAACGGACTGTTCACCTCTAGCATATAGTCTTAGTCTATTGTACTCTATCCATTGGTCGTAGAATCTACAGCTATTGGAAGACCTTTTAAACCACTCATTTTGTATAGCTTGGCCCACTTTTAGACCATACTCCATAGAGGCTTTCTCTTCTTCCGTTGCAGTATTGTTTGGGAAGGTAACGTATGGTACCAGTGTTTTTTTATCCATCTATCGTATTATTTGGCTTGTATTGCCTTTGTTGTCGTACTTTGCAAATTTAATACTTATTTTTGACTGTGTCTTTGGCTGTATATATAGGTGCTTCTGATTGGCCATAATAGCAAGCCCACTGCTGATTGTAGCGTCAAATTTAGTACGATTGTTGATATCAAATCTAGCCCAGTCCTCAAGCGTTCTCGTGAAGTACATATTGCCCATTTCGTCAGAATCCCTATAAGTTCCCTCCAAATCTATGCCAACATTCTTTTCCACATAAGTCTCAATTGCAGATGCGTGAGACTGCTTCACGTCTTCGCTACTGTTTGGTATTCCGCCAAGTTCTTTCTCTGTTTTAGAAAGCTTATGCTTCTCCTTGTCTGGTCTATTCATAGAAAACGCTCTGTATCCTCTATTCTTTAAATGATACAAAAGCCTTGGCTTATTGTTCTCCGCTAGTACTGGCATCCCATAAAAGAAACAAGCCATTAGTACGTCCTCAAAAAACATCTCAGCCGTCTGTGGTCTGGCTACATACTGCAAGAAGAAGAAATTACTAGGAGCATCGTCCATGTTAAACTTCGTCATGCCGTGTAACGCACCATTGGATCCGCCACCGCCTACTACTCCAGATATATCATACGAGTCACAGCCAAACGTACCAATGTGTTCATTCCCTGGATAAAACTTATCTCCCCTCTTAATTACGTTGTTTTGCATTTGGGCTGGAGGGAACCAACTTATCAAGAATCGTCCCTTGTTATCAGGAGTCCACACTACACTGCTGTCTTTCTTGCCGTCCTTCCAGTGAAAGTACCCACGTGTCAATACTCTATCTTTAATTAGCGATTGATTGTAGTCTATCTGCTGATATATCTTTGTCAAGTTGAATATACTCGCCTTGCTCTCGTCTCTAAATGCATGGCTTTCCGTTCTAGGGAACTGACGATAAAATTCGTTTAATGCATCAGAATCTGACTTTAGCGAATCTACCTCGTTATTCCAATAATCAATTACGCCTATCTTAATCTTCTCTCCGTCAACACCGATAATCGGACTCTTTGGCGTATGGAATACGGGCATGCCAAACTCATCTATATATCCCTCAAAGTTCCACTCCATCGGAATAAACAGATTATACATTCCACTCTTTGTCTGTCCGTTGGCATTACGATCACCTGGATTAGAATCTTCGTACAAGCTCTTGAATTGAGCACCGCCCTTGTCTAGTGCGTTGGACGTTGAGCCCATCATACACTTGCCTATAATCTTACTACCTAGACGCAAACATGTTTTTGTTACACGCCAGTTATTTAATATCTTATTGGGAACCATCCACTTACCGCTCTCGTCATGGATTAACATCTTAAGCTTTTCTCCGTCATAACTGTTGTCGGCAGTATTCTTCCAGTCAATGGTTGTATTCAATCCATCCATGTCGTCCTCGTTGTCAACACGGGACATATTCTTCTTTGTAATCTTAGAAGCAGGAACACGATACGCCAACTCCGTCTTTGGTCTGTCCATACCATCTTGTATGGGCTTGAAAAAGAACGGGTAGTTGTTGGATATGTTTACTACCTTATCTGTGAATAGCTTCTTAGCGTCATCACCCGTCTTAGACAGTATTCCAAATCTTGCGTCCTTAGACATCGTGGCTTGGTTTACAATCTCAGCCGCACTCATAAACGAGAAACCCGAACGTCTGTTCTTTAGGTATACCATTCCAAAGCATCTATTGTCTGCCTTGCACGCCTCGTAATAAATAAAAAATATTCTGTTAGATTCACGAAAGTCCGGCAGACCAACGTCTATCTTCGTCCACTGGAGATACATGTAGTGGCTGCCAGTAACATAGCAAGGCTTGCCATTATTAATAAACCAATAGCCGTATTCTCTACGATCAAACTCATTCTCTATAAAATTAATCCACTTAGACTGAAACTCCCTTGGTTTTCTGTTCCAGTCAAATATGCTCTTTATTCTTTGTAAATCTTTTGGGAACTCATACGGTGACCACCTATTGCCTCTATCGTCAACTTCCGATGGAGTTGCTGGTAGCGCTACCTTAAGAGTATTGATGCTATATATCTCACCAATGGTTCCGTCTTTTGATATAACGACAATATCGTACTCTTCGTCGTAACCATACGCCCACGACTTCTCCTTGTTCTTCTTCTTGATAACATCTTGGGGGACTGCCTTGCTGTCTATATGATATAGGGCGTAGTCTTTCATTTACTAAACTTCTCAGCAAATCCTTTTTTGGAGTCGTCCTTCTTGTCAATCACCACATCGTCTAGAGCATTACGCTCTTCTTCTATTCTGTTTAGAATGTCAAACGCATCAAACACCGCTAGCTTCTTTGTGGCTGCGGCATTCTTTAATCTGTCGGCCGCTAAGTCTTGCTCTGGATCGCCAGTTATTATTTCTTCTTTAGCAACACGTATTAGCTCCCTAACGGCTATCTCGCCTGCCTTTATTATCTCTTCTCTGGTCTTCTTACTCATAATACAGCTACTATGTTTCTAGTTGGAACACGATAAAACTTCTCGTCGTTTATGACAAACTCGTACTCGCTGTCCTTAGAGAAAGTAACAACGTCACCAGACACTACACTCTCGTCCTCGGAGTACCTATCATCGACAAGTGCCACTTGGCCGACAAGCTCTTTCTCAGCTCTCGTCGAAAATTGGAATCCTTCTCTGTCTGCATTGACGGGCTTAACAAACGCATAAGGACCGAAAACCTTTTCGATTCCGTCGCGGACGTACATGTATATTCTTTCTTTTTCAACGAAGTATAGTTTATTTCTTACAAAATTACTACTTTTTTTAAGCCGTCCCTTCATATCGTAATAGTCCCTAAATGTATTATGGTGTACGACAATTACATCGCCAATATTTAATTCAGCCTCATTCCTTGGAAGCCCAACCACCTTAGCCAAACGCTGTGTAGATTTATGGTCCTCTAAATTAGTTCCAAGTATCAGACCGCTCGAACTTACGTACGACCTCTCACTGCCATCTAGTGGCTCTATTAAATAAAAGAAAGTTGATTCCATTAAAAGTCTATATTGTACTCAAAAGAAATAGGCATGTTTGCACTGAACATCTTCCAACGCATTATCTCACCTTTCTCCTCGTTACGAATCCATATACATACAGAGCCGTCATTTTCTCTGCATATCTCAAAAATCGTATACATGTTATTAAGAATACTCTGACCTACCAAGTAGTTCATAGAGTTCTTATAATCATTGCCCACTGCTATTTTCCTGACTAGCATACTCTCCTGTCTCAATGTTAACGTCAATAGGACCGTACTTAGCCTCCATTTCTTCTGTAAATGAATTAAGTCTAGATGCTTCATTCATTATCCGCTGAATAGCGTAGTACTTTTTAATCTCGTAATCAGAGATAGCGCCCTTTAATTCAGATACGGATTTGTTTAACTCACGTAGAGTTTGTAGTTCTTCAGTTGTTATTTTTTTCATTTCAATTTGATTATAATCACAAATATAGCGAAAATAATCAATAGGTACCACCACTTGAACCAATGTTCCTTGTATATTAACTGCGGTGGCAGTGTCTTTTCAATCGTAATGTATGCCGTGTCTGGCTTTTGCGTGATTGTAGTTCTGATAATGTCGTGCTCCCGAATGATGCGAACTTGAACGCTACCCGTGTCGATAGTTATGGTATCAATAGAGTTGGTTACAAATGTGTCCGTGTATGAGAACGTATCCCTAACTACGAACGTATCTATCTTCACAACTTGCTCTAATAAAATACTAGGGTCTTTCTTAACCGCCCTTTTTAAATGCCATGTAGCCGAACAG